CGCTGAGCCCGGCGCTCCAGGCGAAACTAGATGAGCACTATCACCAGGACGCAGAGGAATGAGTTTTACGACGACGTATTCGCCGATGCCAAGCGGGAAGGACCGGACCAGCAGAAAGCGCTGATGCGCGAGCTGGGATTGACGGACCTCTTCTATCTCCTGGTGCGGTTGCTCAATCGAAAGGATTTGGATCGCGACTGGCTGTTTGACCGGTGTATGGAAGTTCAGCGCAAACCCAACGGATACCTCGATCTATGGGCGAGAGAGCATTACAAGAGCACGATTATCACGTTCGGGCTGACGATTCAGGATCTGCTGAACGATCCGGAGCTCACGATCGGCATCTTCTCGTTCACGCGACCGATTGCAAAAACGTTCCTTCGGCAGATCAAGACGGAGTTCGAAACGAACCGGGCGCTGATCGATCTCTACCCGGATATCCTGTGGACGAACCCGCAAAAGCAAGCGCCGAAATGGGCGGAAGACGACGGGCTTGTTCTCAGGCGCAAGGGGAATCCGAAAGAATCGAGTCTCGAAGCCTGGGGCTTGATCGACTCGCTGCCGACCTCAAGGCATTTTCAGATCCGGGTGTACGACGACGTGATCACCGAAAAGCACGTGCGTTCCGCCGAGATGATCCTGAAAGCAATCGATTCCTGGGGACAGAGCCTCAATCTCGGGAGTGCCGCGCCGATGAAGCGCTACCGGGAAATCAACGTCGAGCGGTACGCCGGGACCCGGTATCACCAGAACGATCCGTACCGGGAGATCATGAAACGCGCGGCGGCGATTCCCCGGATCCACAAGGGCACGAAAGATGGAAAGCCCGAAGGCGAGCCGGTGTTGTGGAGCCGGGAATTCATGGCGAAAAAGAGGATAACGATGGGTCCGTACATTTTCGGTTGCCAGATCCTGCAAGACCCCGTGGCCGACCAGGTGCAGGGATTCCGGCTCGAGTGGCTTCGATATTGGACGCCGGAGAAATGGGCCGCCATGAACCGGTATATCCTGGTGGATCCCGCCGGAGAGAAGAAGAAGGACAACGATTACACGGTCATGCTCGTGATCGGCACGGGCGCCGACCGGAACTATTACCTGATCGACGGTATCCGGGACCGGCTGAATCTCACCGAGCGGACAAAGCATTTGATGCGTTTGCATCGCAAGTACCTGCCGATTCGGGTGGGCTATGAAAAATACGGCAAGGACAGCGATATCGAACATATCAAGTTCGTGCAGGGGCTTGAGGCTTACCATTTCGAAATCGTCCCGCTTGCCGGGCAAATGGCGAAAAACGACCGTATCCGCCGGCTGATTCCAATTTATGAGCAAGCGCGGTTCCTGCTGCCGCACGCCTGTCACTTCGCGGACTACGAAGGAAAACTCCATAACCTGACTCAGGAGTTCATCGACGACGAATACCTCACGTTCCCCGTGGCCTCCCACGACGACATATTCGATTGCATGGCGAGGATTCTCGATGAGGAGTTGGCGGCGACTTTCCCGCTGGCGTTCCCGCCGGAGGCCTACGGGGACGATGAACCCAAAAAGCTCTTCTGGAGGGATTAGGTGGTAGACGCGAAAAGAATCCAGGATATCAGGGACCGCCTGAAGGAATTGCAGGAGGAACGGCGTCGCAGCCTGGAGAGCAAGGCGCTCGACGTGGCCGAATATCTCGCGCCCTCCCGCGGTCGCTTCCCTTCGGATGATCGTCGCCCCGACCGGTTGCATTCCAAGCGGGGAGACAAAATCATCGATCCGTTTGCTCAGGACGCGTTGGAGATCGCGCAAAACGGCATGCACTCGGGCATGACGAATCCGTCGAGGCCCTGGATCCGGTTTGCTTTCCTTGACGAGGGCCTCAATAAGTGGGGACCGGCGAAAGCGCACCTGGAACTGATCCAGAAACAATTTTACGGAGAAGTGCGACGCAGCAATTTTTACTCGGCCATGCACAACAATTACGGCGAAGTGCTGTGTTTCAGCAACCTGCTCATGTCCATGCGCGAACTGGATCAAGGCGGGTTCCGGTTTCGTCCGTTCACGTTCGGGGAGTATTGGCTCGCTCGCAATGCGCTGGGCGTGGTCGACACCGTATATCGCACCGAGTCTCTGAGCGCCCGGCAACTGGCTCAGGAATTCGGCAGGGATACACTCAGCACCGCCGTGCGGTCCGATCTCGACTCGAACCGCAAGATGAACGCCCATGAAATCCTGCACGCGGTCCAGCCGCGGGAAAACCGGGACGTCTCCCGGCGCGACCGGCTGAACATGCCGTTTGAGTCCGTGTGGATGGAGTTGACGAGTTCCGAGGAGAAGGTGCTCCGGGAGAGCGGCTTTACGGATTTCCCGTATGTGCACGGCGCGTGGACTGTGATCGCCTCTGACAATTGGGGATGCGACGGCCCGGGGTTCAAAAAACTGGCCGATATCAAAATGCTCCAGGACGTCGAGGAATCGACGATCATGGCGCAACACCGGGAGCTCGATCCTTCGCTGCTGGTGCCCGAAAGCATGAAGGCGACGCCGATCCGCAAGAACGGCGGGATTACCTTCTACTCGGGGAACCCCGAAGCGGTGAAGCGCCTCTTCGAATTCAAGTTCGACTACAACGCGGGAGAGGTGCGCAGCGCCGGGCTGCGTCAGCGAATTGCCAAGGGGTTCTACAACGATCTCTTCCTCATGCTCCAATCCGGGCAGCTCAAGGCCGGCACCACGGCGTTCCAGGTCGCGCAGATGCAGGCGGAAGCGCTTTTGCAGCTCGGCCCGTTCATCGAGCGCATGGAAGATGACGTGCTCGATCCGACCGTGATGTTCATGGTTTCGCGCATGATTGCCCGGCCGTACCTCTACAACTTGCCCCCGTTGCCCCGGGAACTCGTCAACGCGCGGTACAAGATCGAGTACATTTCGCTCCTGGCGCAGGCGCAGCGCATGGTCGGCATCAAGGCGATAGACGATACCGTGCAGTACGCGAAGCACATGGCGCAGCTCAATCCGGAGGCCAACGATATTTACGACTTCGACGAGTTGGGACGGGAGCGCGCGGATCTCGTCGGCCTTTCATCGTCTGGAATCCGCGACGAGCGGGTCGTCGCGCAGATTCGCAAGGACCGTGCCCGGAAGGTTCAGGCCATGCAGGCCGCGCAGGAAGCCATGGCCGCAACGCAAGCGGCGAAAACCCTGAGCGAGACGGCGCTCAACCCCGAGGAGCCGTCGGCCTTGACCGCGCTGACAGGCGGAGCGGAGGCGCAGGCGTGAGAGATGAGCTGGTGTCCTGATGAGAACCCCACGGGAACAAGAGCAGGCGAAACGGGAGCGGGATGAATTCCTGAAGAATGTCCCGATCCGGCATGCCTTTCAAAAAGTGTTCGACACCGATGCCGGAAGGCTCGTCGTCGGTTGGCTGATGGACCAGGGGCATTATTTCGGCACGAGCTACACCCGGAACGCGGACACGCATTTTTTCGAGGGGGAACGGAACCTAGTGCTCAAGATCGAGTCGATGATTCCGGGCCTCTTTGGCGAGGTCAAGATGGAAAGAGGACGGCGCAATCAGGACACGCTGGAAGAGGAAGAGCGAAGACTGATGCGCGAAATCATGGAAGACGAACCCGAAACGAAAGGAACTGAGCATGGCGGATGATTTGAGCGATCCCGGAACCGGAGGAACGCAGCAGGGTGACGCCGGAAGCGGCCCCGACACCGGTGAAGGCTCTTCCGCGTCGACGTGGTTTGACGGACTTCCCGAGGACATGAAGGGCAACGAGGCCTACGCGGGTTTCAAGGAACGCAAAATAGAGGACCTCCTGACCGAGCATGTCAAGCAGGGAGAAACTCTGAAGCGTGCGATCGTGGTGCCTGGGGAGAATGCAAGCGACGAGGAGAAGGCGACGTTCGAGGCGGCGCTGAGGAAAGCCCTCGGCGTTCCCGAGAAGGTGACCGATTACAAGCTCCAGCTCCCCGAGGGGGTGCCGGCCGACGATCCCGTTCTGACGCGATTCATGACCGCGGCGCACGCGAACGGCCTGAATTCGATCCAGGCGCAGAACGTGCTCTCCGACGTGGTTCAGGGAATCGCGGAACACCGGGAGGCGCAAAAGCTGGTCAATCAGGAAACCGTGAAAAAGCTTTGGGGGGACCAGTACCAGAGCAACGTGAACCTGGCCGTTAAAGGAATGGAAGGACTGGGAGCGGATTGCGGAATTTCCAAGGAGGAAATCGATTCGCTCTCAAAGCAGCTTCCGTCCTTTCCGGTCTGGGTGCGCATGCTCGCGCACGTTGGGAAGCTCTATTCGGAGGATGCCGTCAACAGCGGGCGTGGAACGTCGGGGAACAACCGCACGGCTGCGGAGATTATGTATCCCGACCAGGGCAAGTAGGCGCGGCTGAGACCGTCGTGAGACGGACGACGAGCCGCAAACGGGCATCCCCCGGAAAGGGGTGCCCCTGGAAATAACTCCTTGACTGTCGTGACGACAGGCGAATGGAGTCCGATATGGCAACTTTCGGAACAAAGGCAGCCACGCTGTCGGATATCACCAAGCGACTCGATCCGAACGGCAAGATCGACGTCATTGGTGAAATGCTCAACGAAACCAACGAGGTCCTCAACGACATGCTGTTCGTCGAGGGCAACCTCCC